GCCATCGACAAGGGGGACCCGTTTGCCCGCCGCGAGATTGCCGACCGCATCGACGGCAAGCCGCATCAGAGCGTGGCGGTGAGTGGCGACGAGGACGCCCCGCTGGTGACCCGCGTCGAACTAGTGCCGTTGAGTGCAAAGCGCACAGGTTGAGCTGCCGGAAAAGCTGATTCCGGTATTTGAGGGTGAGGCGGATGTAAGGGGGGCTTATGGCGGCCGTGGTTCGGCCAAGACCATGAGCTTCGCCAAGATGACGGCGGTTCGGGCCTATGTGTGGGACATGGCCGGCAGGACCGGGGTCGTTCTGTGCGCCCGCGAATACATGAACTCGCTGGACGAGTCGAGCCTTGCTGAAGTGAAGGCTGCAATCCAGTCCGAGCCGTGGCTGTCGCAGCACTTTGAGATTGGCGAGAAGTACGTCCGCACGCTGAGCGGGCGCATCAAGTACGTGTTTTCCGGCCTGGACCGGAATATCGACAGCATCAAGAGCAAGAGCAAGATTCTGCTGTGCTGGGTGGATGAGGCTGAGCCCGTCACCAGCAGCGCATGGCAGACGCTGATCCCCACGCTTCGTGAGGAAGATAGCGAGCTGTGGGTGACGTGGAACCCGGCCCGCAAGGGCACGGAACTGCACCAGAACGCTGACTACAGGTTCCGGCAGACCAAAGACCCGCGCTACAAGGTCGTCGAGTTGAACTGGCGGGATAACCCCAGGTTCCCCGAGAAGCTTGACCGCGATAGGCAGCGCGACCTTAAGAACAACCCGGACCAGTACGAGCATATCTGGGAGGGCGGCTATGCCACGGTAGCCGCTGGAGCCTACTTCGCCCGCGACCTCGCGCTAGCCAAGGGCGAAGGGCGGATTGGCCGGGTAGCCGCAGACCCGCTGATGGCGATACGGGTCTTTGTAGACATTGGCGGAACCGGCGCAAAGGCCGATGCGTTCGCCATGTGGGTTGCACAGTTCGTCGGGAAAGAAATCCGCGTTCTGGACTACTACGAGGCCGTCGGGCAGCCCTTGGCCGCTCATGTGGCGTGGCTGCGCAGCAAGGGCTACGAGCCGGGCAAAGCATCCATATGGCTCCCGCATGACGGCGCGACCAATGACCGGATTGTCGAGGCGAGCTTTGAGAGCGCGTTTAGGCAAATCGGCTACGCGGTGACGGTTGTAAAGAATCAGGGCGCTGGCGCTGCGAAAGAGCGCATCGAAGCCATGCGCCGGAACTTCCCCCGGATGTGGTTCAACCAGGCAACGACGCAGGCCGGCCTTGATGCACTGGGCTGGTATCACGAAAAGAAAGACGAGGCCCGGAACATCGGCCTCGGGCCCGAACATGACTGGTCCTCACACGGCAGCGACGCCGCCGGATTAATGGCAATCGTCGCAGAGCAGCCGATGCCCGGCGCGGCCGGGAAGATCAACTACCCAAAGATCGAGTACGCCTAAATGAGCGAGATGACGGAAGACGATCTTGTCTCGCTAGTCGAGCACTACATCACGGACAGCCTCGGATATTCCGGGGACGAGCTGAGCCAGGAGCGCGAGACTGCGCTGGATTACTACTTCGGCCGCCCCTTCGGCAACGAGCAGGACGGGCTGTCAAAGGTAGTCAGTCGGGATGTTGCTGATACGGTGGAGTGGATTCTGCCGAGCCTGCTACGCATTTTCTGGGGCGGCGAGGATGTGGTGCGGTTTGACCCGATTGGGCAGGAGGATGAGGCGCAGGCCGAGCAGGCAACTGCGGTTACAAACCATGTAATCCAGCAGCAGAACCCCGGCTTTACGATCTTCCACGACTGGTTCAAGGACGCCCTCCTTTCCAAGACCGGCACGGTTACGTGGTGCTGGGACAAGTCGGAGAAGCTGAAGTTTGAGCGGTACACGAACCTTGACGACGACGAATACACCGGCATCGTCGGACAGGGCGAGATTGAGGTGGTGGAGCATGAGGAGCGCGTAGAGCCGGTAGACGAGGCCGAGCTTGCCAACGCGCGCGCACAGGCACAGGCGGCCGGCATTGACCCCGCGATGGTGCCGGCGGAAAAGACCGTCCACGACGTACTAATCAAGCGCACGGACAGGCAGAGCAAGCTGCGGATCACCAATGTCGCCCCAGAGGAGTCCCTGATTCACAAGGACGCCCGCGACAGGGAAACGGGCCTGTTCAGCGCCCATATGTGCCGGATGACCATTTCCGACCTTCGGGAGATGGGGTACGACGAGGATGTGCTGGACAAGCTGTCCCTGAGCGAAACGGGGATGCCCACCAAGGGCACAGAGGAAGTGTCCCGCGATGAGTACGCGGAGTCCGACGCCTCAGACCGCACCATCATTGACGAGGCCACCCGCAGGGTGTGGGTGTTCTACTGCACGGTCAGGGTGGATTACGACGGCGACGGCTATGCGGAGCTGCGGCGAGTGGTGTACTGCCAAGGGCATGTGCTGGACAACGATTACACCGATGCGGTCCGGTATGCCGACATTTGCCCGATTCGCACCCCGCATCGGTTTGTGGGCCAGTCGGTTGCCGATCTGGTCATGGACTTGCAGCGCATCAAGTCGGAGCTGTGGAGACAGGCGCTGAACAACCTCTACCTTGCCAACAACCCGCAAAAGAACGTCATCAGCGGGGCGGTGGAGATTGAGGACTTGCTCCGTCCTCGTATTGGTGGGCTGGTCCGCACGACCCGCCCCGATGCGGTGACGCCCATCGTTACACCGGATATGAGCGGCGCGGCGTTGCAGATGATGGAGTACACGGACACCGTGCGGGAGAACCGCACAGGCGTAACCCGGTACAACCAGGGCCTACATACCGACACGCTCAACAAGACCAAGGGCGGCATCGAGCAGATTCTGGCTCAGGCCCAGCAGCGCATTGAACTGATTGCCCGCATCTTTGCTGAGACGGGCGTCAAGAAGCTGATGCAGGGCATCCACGACGACCTCGTTAGGAACCAGCGCAAAGACATTGCGATCAAGCTCAAGAACAAGTGGGTCAAGGTGAACCCCTCGTCTTGGCGTGAGCGGTCGGACCTGACCGTTCATGTGGGTATCGGAACTGGCAACAAAGAGGAAAACGTCAAAAACCTGATGATGCTCCAGCAGCTTCAGTTTGCTGCGTTGCAGACCGGCTTTGCGACGCCCGAGAACCTCTACTACAACAGCAAGAAGCTGGCCGAGAGCATGGGCCGCAAGGACGGGGAGCAGTTGTTTACTGACCCCAAGATTCTGGCGCGGATCAGGGCCACGCAGCCGCCGCCGCCGAATCCGATTGAGATTGACGCGCGGGTGAAGATGGCGCAGGCGCAAATCAAGGCCGCGACGGACGAGAAAACTACAGCGGTCAAGGTCATGGCCGACAAGGAACAGGCCGGCGCGCAGTTGCAGCTTGAGGCGCAGAAACTCGCCATTGAGCAGCAGGAGCAGGCCAGCCGGGAGCGCATCGAACTCGCGTGGATTCAGAGCGAGGAAAAGAAGCACCGCGAGAAACTGGACGCCGAGCTTAGGCAGGCCATCGAGCTTGAGCGAATCCGCCAGCAGCACGAGGACGCCCGCCATGCCCAGACCATGCAGCGGCAGAAAGAGTCCGACGAAGCGATGAAAGGGGCCTTGAGGGATGGATAAGGCCGTAGTCCTTGCGCTGGACGCCCGGCGCAGGATTCGGGACGCGAGGAAAGAGGCCGGCGTAAAGCTGTCCGACGTTAAACGGGCCATCAGTGCGGAGTTGCGGGAAATTGCCGCCGGCATCCCCAAGGCGGACGACGTTGCGGCGCTGGTGCTGGGGAAGATTGAGTTGCCGCAGCCCAGCAACGGGCAGCACGGCAAGGATGGCCGCGACGGCAAGGACGGCAAGAGCGTAACTGAGGCTGAGATTGCGCAGGCAGTTGCCGAGTACCTGAAGAAAAACCCGCCGAAGGCCGGCAAAGAGCAAAGCCTGCTCCGGCTGAGGCAGAAGGTTGCTGACACGGTAATAGAGGCCACGCTTACGCCGGCAATCGCGGTCAAGACTGCGGCCTACACGGCCACGGCGTCCGATGGCGTGATTCTGGTTGATACGACCGGGGGCGCGGTGACTATCACCATGCCGCTGGCGGTGAACGTGCCCCGGCAGATATTCACGATCAAGCGCATTGCTGGCTCAGCGAACGTGACGATTGCCAGAACGGGCACGGATGTATTTGAGGATTCGCAAACGTCGCTGACGTTGACCACGGCCCTGAGCGCGGCGCAGTTAGTGGCTGACGCCGACCGCGCGACGTACTGGGTTATCTAAATGGCCGTTGTCTCTCGCATCACGACGCTAAGAATTGACAACAGCGTAACCCACGCCGACGATACGGCTCTGACATGGGTTGCGACTGCGGCAACACAGGACACGGCTGCTGGCGGGTCTGTTCTGGTCACGATCACCTACACCAAGGGCGCGGGAGTAACGCCCGGCGATGCCGAGGCGCTGACGCTG